TCAACAATTCAGGGTTCTCTTGATACTGCTTCTGAAGCCTTAGTTAACATTAAAAAAAGTTTTACTGGTGTAAAAACAATTACTGATGAAAGTGTTCAAAAATTTGAAGAATTAACAAGCGTTATTCAAGACAGATTTTCTTTTGCTTTATCTGATGCACAATCACAACTTGATGGCGCTAAACAAGCGTTTAATGATTTTAAAAACTCAATTACTAGCACAATTACTGGAACAATCAATTTTGCTTCAGCAATAGAAGAAACAGATTTTTTAACAGGTTTAGAAGCACAAGCAAGCAAAGCAATTAAGTTTTCAGAAAAAATTAATACACTTTTAAGTATTGGTTTATCGGAACGTGGAATCCAAGAAGTATTAAGTGCCGGTGCTGATGCCGGAATAGCAATTGCTGATCAAATTATTGCTGGCGGTTCAACTGTTGTAACTAAAGTTAATGATCTTTTAAGTTCAGTTGCTACGGTCGCTGATCAAGTTGGAACTTCTGGCGCTCAATTATTTTATTCTGCTGGTGTTACACAAGGACAAAGTTTAGTTGATGGAATTAAAGCGGCACTTTCTGCTGCTGCTGGAGAGATCGCAACATTAGCGGCTTCGTTAGTTGGGGCAACAGCACCGATTATTACAAGTGGTGCTGATGTAATTACGCCAACAATAAAAACTGCACCAAAACCTAAAGTAACACCTTTAACTCAAACTGAAAAAATTGTTAAAGCGGCAGGTGGCGCACAATCAACTGCAGCGAGCAGAAGTTACACAGCAATGGCAGCAGCGATGGGTAAAATTCGTTTAGCCGATGGTGGAATTGTTATGGGACCAACTAACGCTTTGATCGGTGAAGCAGGACCTGAAGCAGTAATTCCTTTATCCGGAATTGGTTCAAAACTTGGTACAACAATAAACATAACTGTTAATGCTGGTATCGGAACTTCTGGCGCTCAAGTTGGGCGTGAAATTGTTGACGCTATTAAAAAATATGAAAGAACTTCCGGACCTGTTTTTGCGAGTGCGTAAATGAGTGTTCCAAATACAACTGTTGAAATCGGTTTTGATTTATCAAGTCTTGGTGGACCATTTTTTACTTTAGATGATCCTGTTCAAGGTGTTTTGGATAATACAGAATTTACTTTAGGTGGAACTTTGTTTTATGATATTTCACAATTTCTTTTAGGTGTTCAAGTTAATCGTGGTAAAAGCCGTGAATTAGATCGTTACAACGCAGGACAATCAAATGTGTTATTAGATAATCGTGCAAGAACTTTTGATCCTCTTTACCCATCAAGTCCTTATGCTGGTCAAATTGTTCCTCACAGAGAAATAAGAATTAAATCAAATGGTTCAGCAGTTTTTTATGGAGTAATTGATGATTGGAATTTAGATTATTCACCAACAGGTGATAATACTGCAACAGCAATTTCTTCTGATGGATTTACTCTTTTAGCAACACAATCTTTAAGTGCTCACACAGCAACTTCTCAATTAACTGGTGCAAGAGTTAATGCTGTTTTAGATCGCCCTGAAGTTAATTGGCCAATTAGTTCTCGAATTGTTGATTCAGGTCAAGCGTCTTTGCAAGCAGATGTTGTTGATGAGGGAATAAACGCTTTAGAATATTTACAAATAATTGAAAAATCTGAACCAGGTTCTGTTTTCATAGGTAAAGACGGATATTTTAATTTTCAACAAAGAACTCAAGATATTTCTTCTACAGCCGTTAAAACTTTTGCTGATGATGGAACTGGTATTAGTTTTAATAATTTACAAGTTGTTTATGGTTCAGAACAGTTATACAACAGAATTGTTGTTACTCGAGTTAACGGAACAGCACAAATTGTTGATGATACTGATTCACAAAATCAATATGGAATTTCAAGTTTAGATCAAGATAATTTACTTTTAGCGTCTGATACTGATTCGTTATTATTAGCAAATTTTCTTTTAAGCAGATATTCTGAACCTGAATATAGATTTGAAGCCTTAGAAATTGAATTAGCAAACCTTGATACTGCTCAACAAAATGAGGTTTTAAGTCTTGAATTAACCGACGTTGTGAGGGTTAAATTCACTCCAAATGGCATAGGATCGGCAATCGATCAATATGCTTTAATAACTGGAATCCAACATAGAACAAATTCCATCTCACATTCAGTTATAATAGGATTAAGCACTTTAGACTATGCTAATTTTATCCTTGATGATTCTGTATTTGGAATCTTGGATACAAGTCGTTTAGGTTTTTAAAAGGAGTTTTGATGGGTTCAGGTTATAAAACCTTTACAGCAGGCGCTGTATTGACGGCAAGTGATGTTCAAAATTATTTGCAAGATCAATCAGTTATGGTTTTTGGTGGAACAGCGGCTAGAAGTTCTGCAATCGGTACGGCAAATTTTGAAGAAGGTATGCTTACTTATTTAACTGATGTTGATAAGTTACAAGTTTATACAGGTGCAACATTTGCAGATGTTTATCCACCTGCTACAAGTAATCAAGGCCTCACCTTAATTAATACCACTGCTTTTAGTGCAGTAGCCAGTCAATCTATAAATTCAGTTTTTACTTCAACTTATAGAAATTATTATTTATTACTAGACATAACTGCTGCAGTAACAAATGGTTCAATTGCAATGCGAATGAGGGCAAGTGGAAGCGACACTTCTGCTGATTATCAAAGTAACAGATTATTTCACAAAGAAACAAGTGTTGCTTGTAGCGAAAATTCAACTGGCACAGATGATTGGTACACAGGCGTTGAAGCCAGAACTGATGCTAATGACGGCTCAGGGTTTACTATGACACTTTTTAGACCTCAACTTGCAGAAAATACTGTTTTTACAAGTCAAGGTTCATTTTTTAGTGGTAACATTCACGGCACATTAAACGTAGGTGTGTTGGCTAACGCAACTCAATATGATGGTTTTACTTTAATTTTTCCAGGTAACACAACAGGTCGAATAACAACTTATGGATTGGCAAACTAATGGCAACTGAAAAAATTATTGTTGGGATAGATAACGAAACAATTGAATTAAAAGGTGAAGCCAAAGAATTGTTTATTACTGAGAGAGAAGCCCGAAAGCAAAGGGTCGAACTACTGGAAGCCGAGTACCAAGCAAAAAAAGAATTAAGAACTAACGCGATCACAAAACTTGGTCAAGCATCTGGATTAACTGAAGAAGAAATAAACGCAATTTTAGGTTTATAGTACATGTAACGATTCTTGCGCTTTAGTTGCAGGAGAAAAAATGCGTTACAAATTAATTGCATTAACAACAACTTGCGCGTTAATAACAACACCAGCAATAGCATTTACAGAACCATTTCCCGGAAGTTATCGCGAAACACGCGACATAACTTGTCCTGCACAATACCCAATTAAAACAGGTGAAGGTGTAATGGGTGGCGGATACATAACAACATGTTGGACACAACAAGCATGGTCATTACAAATGGCAGGTGGAAATGATTGGACAGCGTGGCTTAACGGCACATATACGCCAGCACCAACACCAACACCAACAATTACGATCACACCTGAACCTGTTGTAATTGAGCGCATTGTTGAACGTGTAGTTTCAGGTGGTACACAAATTGTTGTACAAGAAGTTGTGCCAAAACCTGACTTAACAACAAAGAAAAAAATTCGTGATCATTTAAAAAAGTTAAAAAAAGAAATACGATCACTTGAACAAAAATTAAAAACTAAGTCAATTAAATGAGTGAAGTTCCTTGGTTTACGATTCAAGAAATTTTAGACGCTTATAAAAAAAGGTTTATAGTTCTTGGTCATAAAAAGCAATTGTGGTCAACGGATAGTCATTTAATTAATAGATTAAATAAATTTGCTCACCCACAGTTTGCAACAATCGAGGATTTAGAAAATGCTGTCATGATGTCACCTGCGCAATCAACTCGTAAAGCGAATATTAATCGTTACAAAATGATTTATCGACATTTATTTTATTTAAAACTTATTCCTGAGCGAGAATCTCCAGCAGAAAAATTACCTAAGTTACGTAAACCAAAATCAATGCCTCGACCTTTTACCCATAACGAAGTTGCATTAATTATGAGAGAAGCCAAAGAACCTCAAAAACATTGGTTTATGTTGTCTTGTTTTGCAGGTTTTAGGGCAGCAGAAATTGCTTTGTGTTCTGGTGCTGATTTGGAAGAAATTGAAGATGGTTTTATGATTCGTATTCCTGCAGGTAAAGGGGGAACTGATTTAGCGTTACCGGCGCACCCACAAATTGTTGAAATGATTCGATCCTATAAAACACTTGGAAGATTATGGCCAACAATGAAAGCACACTCTTTATCAACTGCAGCATGTAAAGAGTTAAGACGAATTGGGGTAAACAAAAAATTGCATTCCGGTAGACATTATTTTGCTACAAATTGTTATGCTGTTTCAGGTGGGGATATTCTTGCTGTATCAAAACTTATGAGACATGCCTCACCCTCAACAACGGCAATTTATGCTGAATTAGCATCTCCTGTAGCAAAAAAAGTTATAAACAATATGAGAATTCCAGAGTAGAATAAACACAACGAAAGGTTATTTTATGAACGCAAAAATTATTAAAGATGTTCTTTTTCGATCGATTGCTTTATTTTTAGTTACAGCACTTCCAGCAATTGGTGCTGGTTCTTTTATTGGTGTTGAACCAGTTAATTCTGCTGTTATTGCTGGAGC